GGGGACGCGACGAGCGGCATAATATTGAGGCTTTCGATTCCGATACCAAGCGCATGGAAGCACAAATTAGGCTACTCATTAACCTAGCGCTTTCGCCGCAACAAAAGGCGCAGATGGAACACGAACTTGAGGTGCAGGGGCGTCAGCATGTTTATGATTCGGTTCAGCAAATGAACGACGCTGCGCTAAACCCGAAAGCACAAACCAACGGAAGTGGAGAGTGAGATGCCATTGACCAAAAAAGGCCGTAAGATAGAGCGCGCTATGGACAAAGAGTATGGCTCGGCTAAAGGAAAGAAAGTATTCTACGCCTCTAAGAACAAGGGTACTATCAAAGGCGTTGATAAGAAGAAAAAGTGACTTGATAGAAACCCATGTTTGAAAGTCCTTTCACAGCGACCAGCAAGATTCTAAACGAGCCGACTAACGGCTACGACGATCTTAGGATTATTGCCAAGGATCGCGGGGGCATGGATCGCTTGCTTATTGAAGCCGCTGCTGACGAATTTGAAGATACACAGCGAAGTTTGCTACAGGTCTACGCTCAATTGATTGAAGCACAGCAGAAATTGATTGCGGCAAACGACGTTATATTGGCATTGCGTTGCCGCGTATATCCTGGCGTTACTATGCAGTTACATGGAGTTATTAAATGAGCCTAAAATCCCCGTCGCCTAAGCCCATGCCCTTAACTTCTATGCCAGATCGCGTTTACCCGCCCGACCAGAGGGACGCGGGGCAGGAGTTGAAGGCTGGTATTAAGCCGGATAGTAAGATGGACGTTAATCCCGGCAGGCCGGAAGAGAAATAGATGCCAATCGAAATCAACGGCGAGCAAATAAGCAACGAAGAAGCCACAAGGCTTGTTCGTATGCTTTGCGAGGACGCCAAGAAAATTGCCGGCGAATACCACGGCATGAAGCGTTCCGCCAAGTTTCGGGTTAACTGGCCGAATGAGTACAAGTTTGCGTCAGCAAATTGGCGCACGTTTGTTGCGTCGGTTCGCAAGATGTACGCCGACCGTTTGGGAGACCCAAAGACCAAGCCGAAAGATGCCCGCATGATGCACCTTGCTTTGGTATTGCAGGCAAAAATGGGACAAGGCCAAGAGACGGACAACCGTTTGCAGTTAGCGCCCAACACTCAGCAGTTTGTGGGTGACGCTTACGAAAACAAAAAGATTGTCGAGAAGTTCGGGGTTAATAAGAATATGCGCGCTGCGTTGATGAACAATATTGCCACACGCCATTAAAGAGGAACCAATGCCTGATCCTGTAATCGAGCCGGTTGTTGAGCCTGTAGTTGACCCGGTTGTAGTCGAGCCCGTGGTTGACGTGCTTGAGCCAGCCGTTGAGGTTGAAGCCGCGCCGGAGCCCAAGGCCCCGCTTCCTAAGTGGATGCTTGACCGTATTGCGGAAGCACAACGCAACGAGGCAACGGCACGGCAAGCCACCGAGGCCGCAAGCCGCCGCGCCACAGAGGCCGAGGCCCTAGCGGCTCGCTTGCAAAAGGGCGACCAGGCCCCAACGCCACAGCCCCAGCCTCCCGATACGGCTCTAGTCAATCAGGCCGCTCAAAAGATACTGATGGATCAAGCTCGCCAGCAGATTATCAAGGACGGCTACGCCGCCTTTACTGGCCCCAAGTTTGACGAAATGGCTAATATCCTTGGCGCGGTTGGCTGTGTAAACGACGAGTTCATAGCGGACGTTTTGGCGGTTGACCGACCTAACGCCCATAAGACCCTTGCTGCGCTAGCCGCCGAACCTGAAACCGCCGCGCGGCTTGCTTCGCTTGATTCGCGTTCCCGTATTGCAGAACTAACGAGGATTACAATGGCCAAAGCTGCCGTAGTTGAACCCCCTGTGCCTAAGCCTGCACCCAAGGTTGTTTCCAAAGCCCCGGCCCCTGCGCCGGTAGTAGAGCCCAGCGCCAGCAAGGTTGTTGATTGGCGGCAAGATGACGCGTCGGATGAGGAGTTTACGCGCGGGTTTGAAGAGACGATGAAGAAGAGGTCAGGTCGTCGCTAGGGCGGCACGGCGTCTAACGTGGTATGCGTGCATTTTGGCGGCTTGAATTTTCTTAGCCTTGGGGTCGGACCAACGTTTCTTATTCGTCTTGCTCATAAGGGCACTTAGTTCGGAGGACCGTTTCTTAGACGCGATAGACTTCCTTTTCCTGGATTCTAGCGTACTTGCAACTAACTTAACGCGAGCGGAGTGTTCTTCTTTTATGCCGGGCTGTAACCAATACGTTGCTAGCTTTGCCGAGACACGTTTTCGGTGTAGGGGGTCTTTCCAAAGCCTAGTTGCGTGGACCGACATCTTTGCTCTTGACTTAGGGGTTCTAGCCAACGCGGCGAGGTTGGCACCAAGAGTTGACATTAGATTTCTGTAGTCGGCATCGGTTTTAAGTTTAAGGTTTAATCCTACGGCAATCTTATTTCTAACATGTGGTGCGTTTTCAAAATTAGTTAGGCCGAGGGCCGCTATTCTGGAATTGTAACAAACTTTGTTGGCTATGTGCTTTAACTCTGATTTTGTCCTGCTAAATTTGTCGTTTGTTTTTAATGTTTCTAGGATAACAAACTTAAATGCCTTTTCCCCGTATTTGTTCCAGGCATTCTGCAGGTACTCACAATGATGGTGGTCGTGACGTAACGCGCTTCTGTGGTAGGCCCACCTACTGTCTTTATTCACAGTGCTACCGACGTAGCGTTTACCAGAAGTAACATGGGCAATTGCATAGATGAAACACTGTTGATGCACCAGAGTCTCCAATTTAACAGCCGAGTCAAATTGTATATGATTACCTTGTTCAAATCAAGCCGTAGCGGATATCGGCTCCGTCGCCCGCTCGTGCGATAGCGAGATTTCCACTGTCATTCATTTAGGAGTATATACCTATGAATTCAATCCTAACACCATCGATGATAACTCGCTACTCGATCCGTATGTTTTTGAATACCAACTATTTCATCCAGAACGTGTCGCGTCAGTTTGAAAGCCAGTTTGGTATCGAAGGCGCACGTATCGGCGCGCAATTGCGTATCCGTTACGCCAACCAGTACACCGTTACCGACGGCCCCGGTATTTCTATCCAGGACACTACCGAGCAGCAGTTCCTGCTTGCGGTGGCTACGCAGCGGCATGTGGACGTGGCGTTTACCTCCGCCGAAACCACGTTGGATATTGACGACTACATGGAACGCATTGTGCTGCCGCGCGTCAATGCGCTGGCTGCCAACGTCGCGCTCCAGGTTATGGTCAACACTGCAACTTCGGTGCGTAATATCACCGCCAATGTGGACGCTAACAACAACATCCTACCAATTACGGACGGCCCTATTGCCTTGGCCCGTGCGTTGCTGGAAGAAAACTCAGCGCCTAACTTTGGCGAAATGGGAATGCGGAAAGTTGTTTTGGCCCCGCGTTCGGATACCCGCATTCAACAGGCTTTGCGCGGGCTGCTTAACCCGGTCGAGTCCATCAGCCGGCAATACAACACTGGCATGATGTATGAGGCTTTGCAGTTCCGTATGTTTGAGGATCAGTCGGTTGTGTCACATACCACCGGCTCGCTGGCTACCGCTACTGTTAGCGGCGCTTCACAGACCGGCCAAACTCTTACGGTGTCTGCACTCGGCGGCACGATTAACGCAGGCGACGTATTTACCATTGCCGGCGTGTATGCGGTCAACCGCGTCAACTACTCTTCGTTAGGCACGTTGGCTCAATTTGTCGCTACCGCGAATGCGGCGGCTAACGCTACGTCTATTTCGTTCTACCCGCCGATCATCCCACCGGCCTCGTCTACTCCGTATGCGGGGCTGCCTTACACCCCGCAGCAGTACCAGACCGTTACCGCCAGCCCGGCGGCCAACGCAGTCCTTACGCCGTTTGCCAATGCTTCGGTAACGTACAGAGAGAACATGGCCTACGCGCCGGATGCGATCACGTTGGTTGTCGCCCCGCTTTGGATTCCGCCCAATGAAAAGGGCGTCATTGCAGCGGCGCGGCATGAGTATGATAGGTTGTCGATGCGTAGCCTCGTATGTTATGAGCCTTCCACGGATCAGCCCATCGATAGGCTGGATATTCTTTTTGGATCGGGGGTCCCGAGACCCGAATGGATTTGTCAGGCGGCTGATGCGACTCCGTGATAGGCACAGATCGACCTCTAGTCCATAATATGAAGGTTGAGTTTTAAAAGGAAAAGCGTAAAATCGAGCCTCGGAAGCGTGTCACCGCAACCGAGGCTCTAACCACCAAGAACAAGGGACTGTTCAAAATGGCTAATGAAATTATAAGCCGGTCTGAGGCAAAAGCAAAAGGTCTTAAGCGGTATTTTACAGGAAACCTTTGCAAGCACGGTCACGTTGCTGAACGTGTAACAGCAAACGGGTGCTGTGTTACTTGCGGCAAAGAAATTGATAGAAGGTGGCGCAAAGCTAATCCAGATAAGGTGAAAGAAAAACTTAAAATATACTGGAAGGCTAACCCAGAAAAGAAAAGAAAAAAACAGAAAAAATATGCCGCACGTCACCCAGAGATTATGAAAGCTAAAAGAAAAAGGTGGTCTGTATTAAATCAAGACAAAGTTAGAGAAAATGAAAGACGTTACAAGAAAAAATACCCAGAAAAAGTAAAAGAACGTTTGCGTAAATGGCGCAGGAAAAACGCCGAAAGATTAAAAATTGTAGACGGGGCTAGGGTTGCTAAATGGAGAGTTGACAACCCCGAAAAGGTCTTAATAAATTCTCGCAAAGGGAGGCACACTCGCCGCGCCAGACAATATGAAGCCGGCGGCTCTTATACGAACGCTCAAATTCAAGAGTTGTTAGAGCGGCAAGATTGGAAATGTATTTATTGTTCGACGTGTCTGCGAAGCAAGCGAGAACTGGACCACATTATGCCGCTAGCTCGCGGTGGCTCCAACGATATTTCAAATTTACAATGGCTTTGCTTGCCGTGTAACCGCAAGAAGAGAGATAAAGACCCAATTGATTTTGAACGTGAGATTAAATTAACCACCAAAGGAGCTTTATTATGATTGACCCAGTAAACCACGTTATCGACCCTGTTACCGGCTTTGCCATCCACAAGGACGACGGCCATATTATCGGTCTTGAACAGGCTGTGCCGCCTGTTGTCGTTGGCAAGGAGTGGCCCAAGTGGGTCGTTGCTCACGATAGCCAAGTCGTGCGTAAGGAAGTTGAAGGCTACCCCACGGCCATAAGTACCCCTGGCTTTGCGGAGAGCCACGTCAATCGCGCTACCGGCGAAGTTACCGTGCTGGTAGCCGACGAGGACGAAGAAAAGCGCGCCACGGGCGAGTACAAAAAGCCCGACGGAGAACCGCTGGCGGATGACGACACTATCCGGCGCGCGGTACGCCGTGATATTGACGCGGCTAATGTTTCGTTGGCTGCGGCCGTCAATACCGACGAAGCGGAAAAGCAGAAGGCTATAGAAGACGAAGAAGTTGCGCGGCGCGTTGCCGAGCAGCAAGAAGTATTGGCTAAGAATGCCGAGACGGCGCTTGAGGCCGCCAAGGCGCAACGCGAACGGCTTGCCGAAAAGCTGGGTGCGCCGATTGACCCGGCTTACGTAGCTTCTAAGCCCTATGTAGCGCCTGCGCCTGTGCAGCACGTTGAGCAGGTTCAACAGCCGCTACGCTACGCCCCTCCCCCTGCTCCTAACCCGGCGCGGGCTGCGCCTACTTACCCCGAAACCAAAGGATAGTAATCTATGAGCGGCTTTGTTCTCCCTACCAAACGTGAAGCAGGTTATCTCTCGCCCGATATAGCCGGGGAGGGAGCCAAAGTCCTTATGTCCGATGGCGAGGTGGTTAGTTTCAACTTGCCACCGCCGAAACCAGTAATGCCGGATTGGAGTGAAATTAAATCAATCCGGCATTACTTCAATCGTACCGGATTTAGGGTCTACCCGGCGTGGCTTTACCACCCGACCGAACAGCCGCGCGTAGTAAAGGACGAACACGAAGCCGCCGAGCTTGGCGTCTGCTACCGTGAGGCCACCGTTGAAGAAAAGGGCCGTTACGGCTTGGATCGCGTGTGGGACTGGAAAGACGATAGTGTGTGGCGTCCGCAACCCTATGCCGGTACGACCAAGTTCAATCCGAACAAGGCCGAGCAGGGCAAGGTGTATGTAATTACGCCGCAAAGTCAGAACTCAAGCAATAGAGAAATGTTGGAGTCGGCGTTGCCAGCCGTTACGGCGGCGGTAGTTGCCGCGCTTAAACAGGGTGGTTCGGTAGGCCCTGAGAACGTAGACAAGGCCCAATGGGATAAATTCCTTGCGTTTCAAGCGTGGGAAAAAACCCAACAGGCAATTGATGCCATTGTGCCGGCAAGCGGCGCGTTGGAAGAAGTAGAAGAAAAGGGCGTTGAACTATCTGGTGAAATTGCGCCCGAGGTTGAAGAGCCCCTTACGGAAACCGGGTTGCCGCCAGAACAGGAACGCAAGCTTTGGGAAGAAGAAGCTGTGCGTAAGGGCTTGAAGGTTGATAAGAGATGGTCCTTGGACCGGCTACGCAACGAAGTTGAGAAGGCCGCCTAATGGCAATGCCTCCTGCCGAACCGGCGCTGCCCGTTGATACTTGCGGGCTATTGCTTACCAACGCGTTGGTGGATAGCGGGGTTTTAGGCATTGACGAGTCTATTGAGCCGGAAATGCTCAACCGGGCCTTTAAACAGGTCAACTGGCTTTTGGCCCAATGGGCTAGGAAGAGGTGGCTGGTCTACCGACTTCAAGATTATTCGGTAGTCTGTACCGGGGCGCAGTCTTATAGCGTAGGGTTGAAAGGCAATATTAACATCAACCCGCGCCCGGACCGTTTGGAATACGCCTTTCTACGCTTCCTTAATAACCCGCCGGGAGGTAATCTTGCGGTTGATATACCCATAGAAATTATTCAGAGCCACGAGGATTATTCGAGAATAACGGTTAAGAACATCGGCACGATTGCATGGCGCATATTTTATGATCCGGTCTGGCCAGTTGGTGTATTGCTGCCGTGGCCGGTGCCTCAATCTTCGATCTACGAAATACACGTTGGGTTTAAAGTTGTCCTCCCTCGTTTCGACGCAATCCAGCAGCCCATAAGTTTTCCTCCAGAATACGAGGCGGCTTTGAATTGGTGCTTGGCTAGAAGGCTAAGGGCGAGCTACCAACTACCCCCAGACCCCGAAGTTAACAGCTTGGCGCGAGACGCCTTGAACACAATAAGGCTGGCAAACACCGCAATGGGCGTACTTAGAATGCCGGCGTTCCTTCGTAACCGTGGCCGAGCCTATTCCTATCAATCTGATGACGTTGGTACTTAATTTATTTTAAGGAGAATTATAATGAAGGACTTTTTTAAAGTTGTTGTTTCCACGCTGTTGTTTATCTTTGTATCAGTCGCAGCTTTTGCCGTGGTGGGACAAAAACCGATTCCAGGTAACGGCCCTGGGTTGACAGACAGCACATGGCTTGATGGTCTGGCCGGAGGTTCAAACTACAAATTTCAATACGCCATTACAGCCGTTGGGACTAACCAAGCCACGGCGGTTCAATTGCCGGCAAATATCCATCTTCTTGAGGTAGACACCTCCGGTTCTGGCGGCGCTACCGGCGTTGCTCTGCCGACTTGCTTGGGCGGCGCGGAGATAGTTATTAACGATAATACGGCTTACACCATCTACATATATCCAAACGTCGCAAACAACCCGATTACGGCAGCGCAAGATACAATCAACAACACTACATCAACTACTATTACGACCTACGCATCCAAGTTGTTCACTTGTGGGCAGAACGGCGTTTGGGCAGCTAAATAATAAACAGGATAAATAATGAGCAAGGGTATGAACCGAGAGCGGCGCAGGGAGCAGCAAAGAAGGCAAGCTGCGCCGCAAATGTCTGTATTTGTGGACGAGGCAGTAAATGAGACGCCGCCTGCAACTTTACGGCTGGTTCGATTCGAGGACGGAGACGTTTCGGTTAAGCAAGTTGCCGCCGGACGCCCCGGTACGCTTGTCGATACCGTTCAACAGCCAGAACGAAGCAATGGCAGCGGCGGAGCGCAAGCGAGCGGACATACTGTGGATGCCTCCGTTGACGATGGAACAGATGGGCTATCACTTGTCGTAAGGTCGTTTGATGCTGCCGAGATAAATAAGGTCTACAACGACCCGTCGGTTTTTCCTCTAGTGGCTACGCCTGATAGTGGCCCTATTGACGCCACGCCTTTAGTTGCCGACCAGCGCAACGTGCTACTTATGGCGGAAGGCGGCGGTGTTTTCTTTGCTTGGCAAGAACCGGGCGTGTACGAAGTACATACGGCGTTCTTAGAAGCTAATAGGGGGCGATCAGCTATCAAAGCCTCGCTGCAAGCCTACCGTTGGATGTTCACCCATACCGACTGTATGGAACTGCTAACCCGCGTACCGGCTATTAACCCGGCGGCGGAAGGGTTTTGCAAGCTGGTTGGGGCTACCAAGGAGTTTGAGCGCAAGGCTATTTGGAAAACCGAAAGCGGCTTTGCCGATATGTCGTTTTGGTCCTTGCGTTACGACGATTGGGTTAGAAAAACTACTGCGTTGAAGAAGGCGGGGCAGAAATTTCACAAGAGGCTAGCGGAAGAGTACGCAAGGTTTGGCCGCAGCGAGCCGCTACACGCCGACGAGGACTGTCATGATTTGCACGTCGGCTCTTGCGTAGAAATGATCTACGGCGGTCAATTAGACAAAGCCGTCGTGCTTTATAATCGTTGGGCACGTTTTTCCGGTTACGCACAAATTGGTCTGGTGGCGCACGACCCTCCAGTAATTGATATTGGCGAGGCGCTTTTGCAGATTACGGGTGAAACTTTTAAAGTTGTTTTGGTACGTTAAATGGTTTCAATACCGCTTACATCAGGAGCGTATAGCTCGCAATCGAAGATAGCCAACGCGCAAAGATGCGTGAACCTGTACGTTGAGACAAACCCTCCTGAAACTACTCCGCTTGCCCCTACCACCCATTACCCACGCCCAGGCTTGACCGTTTTAAGCACGCCGCCGGCGCCCGGTGTTGGCCGGTGCCTTTATGGGGCGACCGATGGCAGCCTGTATGCTGTGATAGATCAAAATGTTTTCTACATTGACCCGGATTTTAATTTCAACCTTTTAGGTACGACGCTTACGCCAGGCACCACCCCGGCTTCGATGGCGGATAACGGCAGCGACATTCTTTTGGTTGATAATTCGCCCAACGGTTATGACATTAATCTGAAGACTCGCGCCTTTACGCAAATAGGCGATCCGAATTTTGTTGGTTCTACGCGCGCCGATTTTATCGACAGTTTTATAATTCTGAATATCCCCGGTACTAATCAGTGGTATTGCACACTTTCAGACCAGATTGTTTTCAACGGACTTTACCTTGGGCAAAAGACCGCATGGCCCGACAATATTCTTGCTGCAGTTGCTGTAGAGCGCGAGGTTTGGCTATTTGGCCCTAAGAAATCCGAAGTGTGGTACAACGCAGGTACGGTGCCGTTTCCGTTTCAATCCGTTCCGGGTAACATTATCGAGCAAGGGTGTTGTGCTGCTTATTCACTGGCAAAGATGGATACCAACGTCTATTGGCTGTCGCAAAGTCCCGAAGGCGATCGCATGGTTATGATGGGCAATAGCCAAAATGTTGCTCAACGTATTTCAAACCACGCTATAGAATATGAATTTCGCAAATATGCTCGTGTTGATGACGCTATCGGCTCGGTCTATCAGATAAGCGGGCATTCTTTTTACAAGCTGCACTTCCCCACGGCAGACAAAACTTGGGGCTATGACCAGGCCACGAAACAGTGGCACGAAGATAACGCCATAGATCAAAACGGTGTTCTGCATAGGGCTAGAAATACTTTTACGGCGTTTGCCTACGGCAAGAACGTAGCCTTGGATTGGAACAACGGCACGCTCTATCAGATTGATCCACTAGCCTATACCGACGGCAACATGCCAATAGTTTGTATCCGATCATTCCCGCATGACCGTACAATCAATTTATTTGGCTTCCCCAGCGAGCTTAAACGCATCAGCTACCAAGCTTTCGTCGCTGATTTTGAAACAGGTACAATGCCTGCTCCAAATGGCGTTGGGTCATCTTTAACCCCGCAGTCAACCGGATATTTAAGCCCTTGGAGTCCAGGGTTTAGTCTGGGATTCGGGCCTCTAAGTTACGTGACAGTTCCTACAGTTGTTATGCGCTATTCAAAGGACGGCGGTAATACTTGGAGCAACAACCGCGCCAAGTCGATGATTAGTGCTGGGCACTACCGCACTATGATGAGGTGGCGAGGCTTGGGTATGTCGCGTGATATGATCTTTGAATTGGCTTGGTCGGCCCCTATGGCAACGGCGTTGAACGGCGCGTTTGTGGATTTGACGCCGGGTGGGTCGTAAATGTTAACAATCTATCCATACCCGTTACCGCCAGCACAGACACCTTTAGTCGATCCGCAAACCGGGGCGCTCAGTCTAAACGGGCGACAGCTTCTACTCGCCCTGCTAAACCGCACCGGCGGTTCGTCCGGTGCGCCAAGTGTCGGTGTTGGTTTGGTAGTTGGCGCAACGCCGTTCAATATTGTGAACGACTGGAGCGAGTTTGATACGGTGCCTTCGGGCGGCATTGCTATAATACCGGAGTTGACTGTTGGGGCTGAAATTATAGTTTTTAATGGTGGCGTGGCTGATTTACACATAACTCCCCAACCTGATACGCAAATTGATGCGCTAGGTTTAGGCGGGGCCTACTCGCTAACTAATTTAAAAATGCAAGTTTTCAGGTGCTTCGCACCACAACAAATTAGATCAATGCAGTTAGGATGAACATTTTAAGACTAACAACACGAGACGTGGTTAACGCACTTGAAACAGAAATGTTCAAGATGCCTGAACTTGATTTGACGGCAACCCTTAACCGTCAAATTAAGCATCATTTCTCGCCGGGGGTTTACGCTAGAGAACTGTTTATTCCAGCAGGTACTTTGCTTACTGGCAAGATACACAAATTTGAACACCTAAATATTATGTCTCAAGGCGACATGTCTGTTATGACCGAAGACGGCATAAAACGAGTGCAGGCACCTTTTACCGTCGTCTCTCCAGCCGGCACAAAGCGGATAGCGTTCGCCCATTCTGATACGGTGTGGACAACAATTCACGCTACGGAAGAAACTGACATTGACAAAATTGAGGGCATTTTAGTTAC